ACCTCCCACTTCTTCTCGGGCGGTTTTCCAACCCAGTTGTCGCTTGTGAACAGCGAAGCGTAAAAAAGGCGAGATTGCTTTTCCCGTTTGCTGTAAACGTTATCGCAACCCAAGAGTTTTAATGACCATCCCTCGCGGTACAGCCGAACGAGGTCCTCTGTCTTAATCGGTTGCCAGTTGCTCATCCCTGCACCTCCTCCTTCGGTGGCTCCGGCAGTGGCATCCAGTGAGTTGGCTGATAGCCCGCCCACACCCCAGACATATCAATGGAGCACATCATCACGCGGTTCGTGCTGCCAATGCAAACAAGCACCATCTCGTTGGCTGGAGGATGAGCTTCGCTGACCGGAATCCAGCGTTGTTGCTGTGTGATCCTGTTCAACTGTTGCAGGATTTCGTTGCGCTCGCGAACCTCTGCTGCTTTAAGCGTCCGCAGAAACGCCTCTGCTCGTTCACGGGCTGTAACATGGAACCCATAACCCCTAAGCAGTTCCTCGTAATCCTCGGCCTGCATCTCATCCAGCACCTTCTCCACCTTGTGCATGGCGTTAAGATCATTGCAGTAGTCCGGAATGGCCTGAGTGCCGACTCGTAATCCATTGTCTGGATACCAACCACCGTCTGGGTTTCTCTGCCTGCCGCACGCCTTAGCGATGGCTTCGTTGATTTCCTGCGAGCTCATTCCGCCACCTCCTCACAGCGGCATCCGTCTAGTGCCTCCCTTGCTATTGCCCGCATTCCCTCTTCCCAGTTGCCAGTGTATTCAAAGTCGCAGTCTCGAATGCGCCTGAGAGCATCCTCTAGCTTGAAGACTCGGTGGTATCTTGGCGTGCCTTTATTCCAAGCCTCAATGGCAAACTCTTTTGAGTCCGCACTTGGCCCCTCAACATCACAGCCAATGCACTGCACAAACCATTCCAGCCCAACTATAGCGAATTGATTTGTCACAACGTGATTGTGTATTCGGAAATCTGGAGGATGAGCTTCGCTGACCGGAATCCATCGTCTAGCCTCCTTCAACCGCTCGACCTCTGCGCGGAGTTGTTTGTTCTCTGCGTCCAGTGCCTCCATCGCAAGCGCATCAGGGTGCGGATGGTCGCATTCACCGCCATTTACCCAGTGATCTGGGTCAAGTGCGTCTCTCATAATTGCACCTCCTTTTCGTTGGTCTCACCGAAATGGTCTGGCGTCGGCGGAATCTCCATCCAGTGCGTTGCCTTCCACATATCACAGTCGCTGAGTCGCGTCCTGATGGACAGACCAAGCTCACCGGTGACAAGCACCTGCTTGCCGATTTCCGGCAGGCGGTCTTTTACTGAGATCCACTCGCTCATAGCTTCTCCTCCTTCTCACGCTCACACTCAACGCACACCCAACTTCCGCACGGACCACAGTCGTCATGGTCGTCCACCCAATCCATGAGCGCGCCGCACTCGCACTCCTTCTCGGCCGGCTCTGGCGCATCTTGCAACCAGCCATCGTACCAACTTGGAAGCCCGCTCATTTGGACTCCTTTCTGAGGCGCATGATTTCTGCCTCGATGCGTTTGAATGTTGCCTCAAACGCACGCCGGTTCGGGTGCGACTGAAGCAGCGTCTCCGTCAGTGCCAGAAGCTCAGTGGCTTCTTGTTCTAGTCTGTTTTTCATTTTGTTGTTGTTGTGCTGATGCGGGCAATCTCCCGCCGAAGATACCATGCTGCTTTCTCCAAGTCCTCGCGCTGAGTCTCGTACTTGAGCCCAGCTCGCCACACATATTTGACCACGTTCCCCAAGTTGAAGTTGAAGTGCTCTGCGACCTGGATGCACTCGGTGCCAGACGGGTGCTGCTTGTAGTGCTGCGGATCGACGGCGCTGGTCGTCGAGGACGGGTTGGATGATTTCGCGCCACAGTTTTGAGTACATACTGTCTCTTTCGGTTGGTTTTCCATGTTCTTTAGCCGAGAATTGCTTTTTTTATTCGGGACTCGTTGAAACGCCATGTCAGCAGACAACTCGCACGATACCGAGACATCCCAAACATGGGAACGTCCGCCATGTGCTTGAGCTGCGCGTCGGTAGGCGGCAGCTTGATCCAACTCTTGGTCTTGCGCGAGTTTGCGCGGTCTCCGTTGGAGCGCAGGTAATCGTCCGCCTGAGCCAAAGCAAGCTCCTTGGAGTTGGTACGCGTGATGATGGTGACGGGGCCGCCGTTGGGGGCGCCGATGGCACTGAAGACTTCCCCCAGTTTGATGACGCCAGCCCACGCGGTAAGCCCATTGGCCATGCGCACCGCGTCGTTAAAGAGCGACTCCCACCGGAATGGCGAGAGCGAGATGATTTGCATCTCCGACATCTCAAACGACTCGATGGCCTCAACCGAGTTTGGTCGCACAGGGAAGATGTAGCCGCACACCGGACAAGCCATCGTTGCCGCGGGCACTTGGATGCCGCACTCTGGGCACTTCTTTGCTGGCGCCTCACCGGTCTCGCTCTTGCGGACGAAGAGCCGGTCTCCAGCGTCGATGTCGCCATGCGTCATGAGCGATGCCCCAAAGTCCAAGACGATGCAGTCCGACTTGATGACGCCGGGATATCGTTTTGCATCGATACAGGGACGAAGCCCGCGTCCAATCATCTGGATCATGGTGCTCTTCTGCGAACACGGACGCACCAACACAACGCACCCAACGCGCTGGCAGTCCCAGCCCTCCGTGAGTTTCATCACGTTCAGGAGCACTTTGATTCTGCCTTGGTCGAATCGGCGAAGGATAGTCGTATTGTCATCGTCCGACATCTCCGAGTGGACGGCCTCGGCAGTGACACCCTCTTCGCGGAAAGCCTCCGCCAAGTGCTGTGCGTGCTCGATGGTCGAGCAGAACACGACGGTTGCGCGGTCTTGCGCCTTTTCCTTCCAGTGCCGGATGATTTCCGAGTGGACGGCCCGCTTGTCCATGATGGCCTCAACCTGCCCCATGTCGAACTCAGCACCGGTCTTGCTGACGCTCTGGAGTTGGTCGTTAAGCCCAATGTCCATCCGGTACGCCTTTGGCGGAACCAGATTCCCAGAGGCGATGAGTTCGCCAACGCCGATCTTGTCAGCGACATTGTTGAAGACCGCGGTTAACGCCTGCTTGTCGCCGCGCTCTGGGGTTGCCGTAAGCCCCAACACGACGCCCTTCGGGGAGCGTTCGCGGAACGTGTCCACAATCCGCATATAGGTGTCGGCCGCCACATGGTGACATTCGTCGATGAACAGCCCGGTCATCCCGCTCGGCATGGTTGCCAAGTTGGATGGCCTGCACAGCGTCTGAACCATTGCGAAGGTCGCGCCATCCGACCAAGCCTTGCGTTCGGCAGTGTACACGTCGGTCTTCTCCGTCGGGCAGTACCGCTTAAAGGTTTCCTTGTTTTGCTTAACCAGTTCGTCGCGGTGTTGAATGACGAGAACCGGCCCGCGTTTCACGAACGGCGCAAGGATTGCGCTGCCCATGACTGTTTTGCCTGCGCCAGTTGGCGCAATGCCTAGAGTGTTGCCACACTCGTTTAGTGCGGCGATGCAGGCGTCAACAAACTGCGCCTGCCGTGGACGTAAAATCATAAGTGCCTTTGTTTCACTGCGCCAAAATGAAAGCGCTGTTGCAGGGTCTCCCTGCACACCATACGGCTTGGATTTGCCGTAAGGTTTACCTCAAAAAAGGGGGACGAGACAACCATTATTGCCCCGCCCCCCTACATCCCCAAACAAACTCCTGTGCTACTTCAACCAAGCAGGTTTCTTGCCAGCTGTCGCAGCTGCTGGAGCCGCTGCCTTCGCTGCTGGCACCGGTGCGGGTGCTGGTGCGCTGCCTTCGGTTGCCTGCGCCCACAGCTTGTGCCCGTTGCTGGCTGGATTCGGTGAGCCCCAGTCAGCGATGCTGTTACGGTCTGCACGCCCGTCCTTGCCCTTGTCGATGCCGACCTTGATGACGACGCCAGCGCCATTGATGGCTTCGATGATGTTCAAAAACTCGCCGTCATTGAACTGCTCGTATGACTCAGGGTGCTCTGGGTTGAACACGCCCTTGCTCTCAAGGATACGGGTAATCGCCCCAATACCCATCTGGCGCCACACCTCACTGTTGTTGGTGTCGAATGGATTGCAGAGCATCCCGAACACGCGCCGGTTGTTGTACTGGCCCCCTTGGATGGCGAGCTCAATGGAGACGTAATCGCCGCCGGTGGACTGACTGCTCTTGCGCTCCTTAACGACAAGGATTGCCTGTGCCACTGTCCCTTTCGGGATGAGTTCCATCTCTGTTGAGCCGACGTTTGTGCTTTGTGCGTTGAACATGATTTTTGATTTTGGTTAGTTTTTCTGAGTGGTGTCGATACGTTTGCCTGCGCGAATCTTGGCGAGCACCTTACCAAGGTCAGCGGGTTCCTGAAGCTCAAGCGTGCCTGAGCGGTCTTTTGCGGGATAGCCCCACGGGTTTTGCTGGTGACAGACGAAGGCGCGGTACTGGGACTTGTCCTCGGCCTCAAAGTTCTGAAGCGTCAGAACGAGGTCAAAGATACCGGGCAGTTCGCGGCCCGTCTTCGAGCCTTCGATTTGAACGTCCCAGTACTTGCGTTTGAGCTCATCCTCCTGCTGCTCCAAGATACCCACCAGCACCACGTTCTTGTGGCAGTGCTGTAGCTGAGTCACCCACCGGATCATCTCGCGTCCAAGAAGCCCGTAAGCCCCGCGGATATCGGGTTTAAACAGCGTCTCGTACTGCTTGTGATTGTCCGGTGAACCGAAGGCTTCGCACACCTGCTTGTAGGCAGCTGCGCTGTAGCTGCCGTTGGCGTCAGCTGGGTCAGGCCCGCCAAGCCAGAGAGCGATGGCTTTTGCCAACTCCCACGGGTGCGCCGCCATGTCGTTAGACGTTGCCCGGATATCCAGAACATCCCCTTTCCAGTCTTTGCCAAGTGCCAGCGTACCGGCTTCAAGGTCAACGAACAGTGTGGTCTTGGCGTCCAGCGTGCGGGCTTGGTAGGTCTTGCCGACACCGGCAGGGCCGAACACAACCGCCTTCACGCAGTCCGACGTGCGCTTGAGACGCTCGTCCGCTTTGATGATTTTGAGCGCCATTACTTGAAGGAGATTTTGGGTTCGCTGTACTTGGTTGTGCGGGCGTCGAGAACACGCTTAAGGACGCTCTCGTCCCCAATCTTCTCAATCATCCGCGCCGGTACGCTCATCTTGGTAGCGATGAGCTGGCGAGCGTCATCGAGCGGTAGCGCCTCCCAGAGGGATTGCAGCTTGCCCTGATCCCAGAGGTAGGTTGCCTTAACCTCGTAGGTGAGCTTCACGTCGTCGATGGTTGTCGTCAGTTCCCCGTGCCCTTTACCGGACTCGGCCAGCTTGTTCTGGAGGTCAGCGCCGACCATGTTGAGGGCAGCCTGCTCCAGTGCGGTTATCTCGTCCTCAAGTGAGGCGATTTTGGCGTTCCGCTTCGATATCTCGAAGCGTATTTGTTTCAGTGTCATTTTGTTGTAGTTCAGTTTTCAGTCTTGGGCACATATCTTCCAGACGGAGACTCCAGCCTTCCTTATGCGCGATGGAGACCAACGCGCAGAACTTATCCAGCGGGATTTTCCCCTTCTCGATCCACTTGGCCAGCGTTCTTGGCTGAACAAGCACACCGTGGAAGAGCAACTTCTTCCAGAGGTTTTTGACGCCTCCGAAGCTGTTGACCACGCGCCGACCGTTGATGGTGTAACTCATGGCGCCGATGACTGTGCGCGAAAATCGTTCGCGCTGCAACAGGTTTTTTCATTTCGTCGTAAGACGCTCTGCCGTAACGTCCAACATCCATGGAACCTGTCTCCTCCAGCGAACTTGTTGCACGATTCACCGGTATTCACAACGCTCCTGCGGGGCTTGTGACGCTTGCCCCGAAGGTTTACTCAGAATCAGGCCCGATTGCGACCATGGGAAGCGCCATGCCGCCGGACACGATTATCCCCAAGGGCGCAGGGATTTACGATGAAAACGGGATGCTTCCAACCATTAAAGGCAAAGGTCTTGAATTCATCGCTTACGCTTAGGCTCAAGTGCCTTCTCGAACAACTCGGCTTCTGCATCACGCCGACGTTGTAACCCCTTGGTTTCAGGCCACAACCGCTTCATCGACCGGATAAGCGCAGGTACGTCGTAGAAGCGCCTATCACGCATAGCGTTCTGGATTCCAAGCATTTCAGAGCGCCTGTCTCCTGATAGCGCTGTGCCGCGGTTAAACACCAGCGAGATGAGCGCGTCCCGTGCTTCATCCGGTAAGTCTTCAGCTTGCGGGTAGATGCGCAGCATCTGGAGGTAGAACTTTGGCACCGTGTTGTTCTGGAAGACCTCAACGGCTTTCGTCCACAGGATCACGATGCTTCGCATGGCTGGAGAAGCGTGCAGGAGTTCGCGGGCAGCCTTGGCTTTGACTCCGAGGGCAGCGGTGAGCGCAAGGTAGTCAGATTCGGGGAGAAGTTCCTCCCACGCCTCTTGGAACTGCTGCGGTGTCGTGTAGCCCAAGTCGTAGCCAATACCGATGGTCACTCCGCTTTGCTCCCCAGGCCATGTCGGACTCTGAAGGAACTTGCGGTAGTACTCCTCACCGCCGCCCACCTCAAAGTCGAGGATGAGCTTTAGCCCTACGTCGGAGAGTTTCATGTCAGTGCCGCTCGCCTCCAACGCGTTCTGCCAGCTCCGAAACCTTTTCCCACAGCTTCGAGCGGTCAATCTCGCAGTCCTTTATCTTGCTGGCCAGCCACCAGATGGCGATACCCATGGCCGCAGCAAGCGGCCCCTGTGAAATAATGGCATCGACCATCTTGTCCATTTACGGCTTTTCCTTTCTGAAGATGTTAATGGCGGAGTACACGCTCACACCGGCGGTCAGGATAGCGTCTGCTTGGTCGGGCGCAACACGAACTCCAAAGACCGTGAGAAGACTGATGATTCCGCGCCACGTCGATGGCTCCAGCAAGCGAGCAAGGATGTATTTCATGGTCAGATATTTAATGCTGATTTCAAATCTTCAACGCTGCTTGAAGCGTCGATTTGGACTTGCATTTGAGCGTACTTTTCACGGATCAAAACGCGAGCAGCTTCAGCTGTCTCAAACTGCCCCGGTATCTGTTTGGCAATAGCATCGTCGTATGGAGCGAACTCAGCGGCTCTTGCATCTCTGCGAATGTCGTGAGCGATACCCTTAGCTTTATCTATATTAATTGTAATCATTCGGTGTACTCCCAAGCATTTCTAAATGTTCTATCTACTGGAATCTCAGAGATATCCACAATCTTAAAAGGTTTTCCTTGAGGAACATCTTTGACCGCAATCTCCTCAATAGTCATGTTGCTGTTAAGAGCCGGATAAACAACACACACCGTGCCGTTGTCTTGATTGTAAATAATGCATTTTGACATATAACTAGAAGAATACAGCGAAGTTAATTTCAGAGTCTCTATATGTGGCTGCGGTTGCAGAAGTTACAAGTGTTGAATCAATGTCAATATATGAAGGCGACGTTCTGTAAATGCAGGTAAGATTGTTTACAAAAGTTCCGCTTGCATTTTGGAATCTGTAAGTAGCTATGCCAGACCCACCGGATAAAAAAGCAGCGCTTGATGATAAATATACACTGTACGCCCCAACGCCTCGATCTGCAAGACTTGAACAACCATAACTGTCAAGCATGGATATGTTTAATGTAACATTGCCTGATGTTGACGCTGATGTGGGTGATGTAACTTGAAATGAAGTAAGCGATAATAAATCGCCTACAGTATAAGTTCCGCTGACTGCCGTTCCTGATGAAAATGTAAGGCTTACAAGATTTCCAGTCGATAAACCCGCAAAAGCTGACAGGTTTATTGTTATGATGTTTCCAGATTGCGTGTATGTCCCACTGACAGGTAAACCGATAAAATTACCCCACGCACGCACTCTGGTTTCAAGTGGCGACCAGTTTTCAACAAACTGTTTTGTTGCAGCTTGCAAAGGCTGTGTCGGGTCACCTGAGAGGGTCAACAGTCCACTCATTGTGTCTCCAGTTTTAGCTACTCCAGCTGTCGTCTGTGTCGAAGCGTCCGAGAATCCAACGCCAACTGAAGCCAAGTCCAGCTTGCCGGTCATCGTCCCGCCGGTTTTGGACAGAAAGTTACCAGCTGCAATGCTTGAATCGACGTACTGCTTTGGAGCTGCCTGAAGGTTGAGCGTTGGATTGCCGGGAAGAACAATCGGCCCAGTCATCGTTCCGCCAGCAAGGTTCAACTTTGTTGCAAGTCCGTTGTCAATGTCTTGTTGTGAAACTTGCGGAGGGATGCTATCGGAGGAGTACACCATCTCCCCTTTTGAATCGTTTACAAGGATCGAAAAGTCTGTTGCTGCGGTGTATACCCTCGAAGGTGTTCCTGAGCGCGAAAAGAACCCGTTCAGCGTGCGAAATGGCTGCGCAGCTGGCTGCGTCAATGCCTCATCCCAATACACTGCGATTGGAGATGTGACAGGATTCAGGTTTGCGGTTCCGATGTAGACGTACCCGTTGTTTAGCGGTGCTCCGTCTGTGTCGAAAAACGTCGTGTATGGAGAGACGATGTAGGCCATGG